AAGTACACAAAAGCCAAATCCGTACACAATCCGAGGTAATCTAATGTCTTTTTCTGACCTTAAAAAACAATCTTCTCTTGGTTCTCTCACGCAGAAACTGGTAAAAGAAGTAGAGAAGATGAGCACAACTTCTAGCGGCGCAGATGAGCGTCTCTGGAAACCCGAAATGGATAAGACTGGCAATGGTTTTGCAGTTATCCGTTTCCTCCCTGCCCCTGAAGGTGAAGATCTTCCCTGGGCAAAAATGTATTCCCACGCCTTCCAAGGTCCTGGTGGTTGGTACATTGAAAACTCTCTGACTACCATTGGTCAGAAGGATCCTCTTGGTGAACACAACCGCGAACTGTGGAATAGTGGAACCGAAGCAAACAAAGAAACTGTTCGTAAGCAGAAGCGTAAACTGTCTTACTATTCCAACATCTACGTTGTAAAAGATCCTGCGAATCCCTCTAACGAAGGTAAAGTCTTTCTGTTTAAGTATGGCAAGAAGATCTTTGATAAGATTATGGAAGCAATGCAACCTGAGTTTGAGGATGAAACTCCTATCAATCCCTTTGACTTCTGGCAAGGTGCGAACTTCAAACTGAAGATCGTGAAGAAGGATGGTTACTGGAACTATGATAAGTCTGAGTTTGGTTCCGCTGAACCTCTGCTGGATGATGATGATGCTCTGGAAGCACTGTGGAAGAAGCAGTATTCACTGACTGCTATCACTGCTCCCGATCAGTTCAAGTCCTATGAGGAACTTGAGAAGCGTCTGCAGTATGTTCTTGGACAGAAAGGTACTCCCCGTATGTCTTCTGTTGAGGAAGAGACTGAGTATGACAACTACACTGAAAGCAAAGAAAGTGCTGTTGTAAAGGAACTGGAAGAGTCTTATGCTCGTTCTAAGTCTCCCTCACTCCCTGTAGTTTCCAAGGAAACTGATGAGGATGAAGATGATGCTCTTGCCTACTTTCAGCGTCTTGCTGAAGATTGATCAAGAATAAAGTCTAATATTGTCTCCTTTCTTAAGGTCCTCACTAACATACTGTGAGGACCCTTTTTTGTATGGCATAATATCGCCCATATCATCAAGAACCACATTTAGATATCTGTTCTTCAGCACAAAAATATTTCTCTTATCATTTTCTTTTTTCTCTTCATATTCATAATTTGTAATTGGCGTTGCTATGTTACCACTACTTACTTGTTTGTTTGCAAAGTAATCATAAAAACTTACGGAGTATGATGAAGGAACTTCAAGACCCTCTGGTACAATTACAACTCCTTGACTGTTTGTTACCTTTGCAGTTTCGTAATGGTGGATTCCACTGTACAAAGTTTCATAACTTCCATATTTTGAAAGAACGTACTCATCAAATGCCACTTGAGTCATAGGCCATTCAGTTTGAATATTAACAATGTTATTACAAAGAAGCACTAACCAATCAAGAGTAGAGTCTTGATAGACTTCAAATGCCACATTATCTGGTCGATCATCACCATTAATTTTATACTTGGTGAAAAATGCTAGATCTTGAAAGATATCTTCTCTAAGTTTTCCTTTTTTGAATAAATTTTTTACAGGAGCATAATCAGATATCTTAGCGTCAGGCAGCCTGCTGACATAATCGAAGTTAGGAACTTGGCGGAAGTAACTTGGCATTTTAGTAACCTATTTGTGTGTCTTGATTGTTATCACCACCAAATTCTGCATTACCATAATCGTCATTAAAGACTGGTTCTAATTCTTGGAATTGCATTGTGATTTGATATGAAACCATTGCACCATCATAGAACGTTGCGTATTGACCTTCTGGAGCATAATCAACAGAAAATGATTGAAGAGCACACTCTTTAAATCTATTTAAGTAATTATGAGGTTTTCCGTTATGGAGATAATCAAGTTGAAATGTATGTGGCGCTTTTAAGAAGAGTTGAGACTCTGTTCTAATAGGAGCCATTCCTTGTTTAAAAAAACGAATTATTTTTCTTATCTCTGTTGCCTCTTCTTCGCTTCTTGCTGATAATTTGAAAATAAAAGTAAAAGGTCTCAATGAAGGTCCATTAAAAAGTAATTCCATATTTGTGTTATATACAGCGCCTCTTAAACGAGATAGCATATTTGTTGTTCCAGAAGCTGATTCTGCGAACATATTTGATAATGCAGTTTTGACATCATTTGAATTATTTTGTGCTCCTTCAAGCGCCCCTTCAGTTGCACTTGCACCCGCTTCTCCACCTTTAGTTATAAATGAGTTAGCAATATTATATAATTGAGATCCAAAAACACCTGTTTCATTTGATGACCAACTTGCAGCATTTGAATCACTGATTCCGGATGGAATAGGAAGAATTGCTGTTCCTATGGTTATTTCGTCAGTAACTTTTCTTCTTCTTTCAAAAGGAGATAAATCTTTATCTTTATTATTTTGATCTAATTTTTTTGGTGCGTATTTAATCATTCTAAATTTGATTACATCTTGACTTTCATATCTCAATGTAATTGGATATACTAAAGGTCTATTTCCTCCTTTACCTGGAAATTCGTTTCTAGTCCCTTTAACTTCTTTTTTTAAATCTTCCGTTAATTTTGCCGCCTCACTTTCTTGTTTAGATGCCGTGTTGTTTCCTATATTAGATGATTTAAATTCTTTTGAATCTTTTATAGATGTTAATTCGGGTTGAGTTGATAATCCTGGAGTTGATAACAACTTAACAGATTGTTGTTTGTTTAGTTTTTCAGCAGTATCGAGTTTATCTTTTCCAAATCTTCTTATAAAATCATCCCGAGCAGCACCAACAGTTATTTTTCCGTCTGCATTTGTTGTAGACAATAAAGATCTTTGTGTAATTGGAGATCCTGGAAGTCCACTGACAAAATATAACTGTCTTTGACCTGTGGTTACGTTTGTAACATTTGCGTAGGTAAGTCCGTCTCTGGTAAATTCAGAAGAATACTCTTCTGGTTTATTTAAATTTATGTTTTGCCAACCAGAAACTTGTGGTCTATCTGCCATTAGACGTGGGTTTTTATTTATTTAGACGGAATTTTGCATACTGCAGAGATAAAAGTTCGTCAAGTTCTTCATACTTAACAACGTGAAGTTGTCCTGCTAATTCCTGCCAAGTGTAATTTCTTGATTCTCTCCAGTGGAAATTGATTGCTTTAAATCCCCATTTATAAATTTCAGTGCAAGCAATTAATGGGTGTTGATCATATTCAATATCAGGAGTCTTTGGATTATAAACAAAGGTGTAAAACTTTCCAACCTCAGGAATCCAAACCTTTTCGGTAAAGATGTCCATAATCAATATCATTATGTCTTCTGGATCTTTGATGTCAAGTCTACCTACTGCTTCACGAAGTCTTCTAACTCTTGCTGTTGAACCAACATATTGTCCGAATCCTTCTGCCATTATTTGATACCTAACTCTTCTTCGGTAATGACTTTAAACTCTAGTAATCTATCAGCACAGAATTCTTTTGCCGCTTTCCATTTTGCTTGATTCACTGCATAGGTTGTGCATTCATAAATGTATGATTTGGTTGTTCTACTCTTTTTTTGTGGAGGAACAGTTTGCTTCTTTGGTTTCACTTCAATCACATAAGTTTTGATTTGACCTGTGCTTTCTCTGACTTTAATAATAAAGTCTGGAAAATATCTATGTACACGATTATCAACTGGAGAACGATATGGAATCCAGAACTCTTCACTTCCCCACTCTAAAATACTTTCATTTAAATCGCACCAATGACAGAAGCGTCTCTCCCAACTACTCCTACAGATAATATTATTTGGATCTCCTTTATATTTCTGTGGGTATGATGGTTTGTATTTGCTTTTTATACTTTCTGCCATACATAATATATAAGGTCAAAAAGTATTTATAGATGCCTAGTATCAAGACAGTTTCTCAAATTCAGGCAGCACTATTACATCCAGCAACAACATCTCATTTTGAGGTAGAAATACCAAGACCAGAAAAATTGACTAGTAAATTTTTAAGTGATAATGGTCTTAATTTTTCAAGTGTTAATGAAGGGAGATTGAAACTGTTGTGTTGTGAAGCATCTCTTCCTGGTTCTAATTTAGCTACCTTGGAAGTTACTAATGATTATTCTGGAGTTACTGAGAGACACGCATATCGTAGAGTTTATGATGATCGAATTGACTTTACCTTTTATGTTGATGCAGAATATAATTTACCAATTCGATTCTTTGAAATTTGGATGAAGTATATCTCTCAAGAAAGTGTAGCAGAAAGAAATGGATCTTCTTCAAGAGATAAAAATTATTTTTATAGATTCAATTATCCAGACAACTACACAGTTGATCAGGGATTAAAAATTCATAAATTTGAAAGAAGTAGTTTAGGGAGTGGATCTAAAGGAGTTAAAGCTAGCATTCTGACTTATGAATTCATAAGAGCTTTTCCAATTAGTATATCTTCAATGCCTGTTTCCTATGATTCTTCTTCTTTATTGAAGTGTACTGTGAGTATGAGTTACATCAGATATATTGTTGAAAGACTGACAGATCCTCCCGCAGAACAAGAACAGAGTGGAGCTCCTTCTACTCCTTTGGAACAAGCAGCGTGGAATAATACTCCAGATTATTTCTTAAATCCACAGTTTGGGGTAGAAGGTCCTCAAGGAACACCAACTCCAAATGACTTTCTTAACATTGGCAATCCCGCTCTTGATCAGTTCGGAGTTAGAGATCAATTTGGTAGAGGTGCTGCTGGAACAGTAGGGGCAAATATTCTGGCATAAAAAAAGAGGGTCTCAGGACCCTCAATTTGGAGTTGGAAGTTCAACGTTTGCATTATGAAGCGCAGCAAATAAAACTATTGTCCCACCATAGACAAGAAAAGGAATCAAAAGTAGAGACAGAATCAAAGATTTCATTGTTCTTTTTTAATACCTTGGGAAAGACCAATTGCACTCACAACACCGGTAAGACCATAGATACCACCCCATAGTCCCAACCAGAGAGAATTGTTTCGGTGAATTTGCGAAACTTCTGGTGCAACTTTATGATACTTATATGCAGCACCATACTCTTGGACATACCATACGAAGCAAGCGCCAGTTGCTACAGTGGTGACCGAAAGTGCAGATGCAAGGTAAAAGTTGAGGAGTCCTTTCATTTCTTTGTTTGAACTGTAGTTATTATAGCACCGATTTGACCTCTTTGTTGTGTCTCACAGACACTTTTCCCTCTGTCCACCCCCTATAAATAATCACACTGAGACACTCTATAGGACATTATGCCTTTACCTAAGATTGCTACGCCAACGTATGAACTTGAATTGCCATCAACAGGAGAGACAATTCAATATAGACCTTTTCTAGTTAAGGAAGAAAAACTGCTTGTAATTGCTTTAGAGAGCGAAGATACAAAGCAAATTACGACAGCAATTAAGACGGTCATCAAGAATTGTATTCTTACCAAAAATATCAAAGTAGAAACTTTACCCACTTTTGATATTGAATATTTGTTCTTGAATATTCGTGGTAAGTCTGTTGGGGAAGAGATAGAAGTTAATATTATTTGCCCTGATGATGGTGAGACGCAAGTTCCTGTAAAAATTAATCTTGATGATATTCAAGTTCAAAAGAACGAAGAGCACTCCAATAAAATCAAACTTGACAATTCAATTATGATGGAAATGAAGTATCCATCATTAGATCAGTTCATTAAAAATAATTTTGATTTTAATGATAAGAATGCAATGGACCAGTCATTTGAACTGATTGGATCTTGTATTGATAAAATTTTCACTGAAGATGAAGTTTGGTCTACCGCCGATGTGACTAAAAAAGAACTTATAGAATTTTTAGAATCAATGAACTCTTCACAGTTCAAAGATATTGAAAAGTTTTTTGAAACTATGCCTAAATTATCCCACACAATTAAGGTCATAAATCCAAAGACTCAGGTTGAAAGCGAAGTTGTTATTGAAGGGTTAGCGTCTTTTTTCGCATAGTAATGGTCCATATGGACCTTGAGAATTATTTCCGTCTTAACTTTTCTTTGATGCAGTACCATAAATATTCTTTATGGGAGATTGAAAATATGATTCCTTGGGAAAGGGATGTATACGTCGCACTATTACAACAACATCTTGAAGAAGAAGAGTCAAAACAAAGACAGCAGATGAGCAATGCCCAATTCTAATGATTTAAAAGATTTAGAATCACAACTTAAAAAAACGGTCATCTCTGCTGAAAGTTTTAAGAGGACCAGTTCATTTGACTCGTCTAAAAGTATTGCAAACGTTCATAAAAATATATCAAATCTTGCGGGACACGTTAGAAAAGTTGTTATAAGAGTTGGTAATTTAGAAAAAACAGTTGAAAATAATTCAAGAAAAATCACAAGTCTTAAGAACATATCCGCACTTCAGGGCCCACAAATCAGAGGAACCAATATTGGCGCAAAACTTCCTGGTGGTTCTGTTCAAAGTGTAGATAAAAACATTGCTGCGATTACTGAGTCTGTAAGTTCTATTGCGGAAATATTAGCAGGAAGAAAAAAACTTGCTGATGACACTACTGCTTATGAAAGAAAAAAATCAGAACAAGAAAAAAGAGCACTAGCGGAAAGTAAGTTAGAGAAAAGATTTGATGGGTTAAAAAGAGTAGCAGAAAAAATTCTTTCACCCGTTAAGAGTATCTTAGATAAAATAATTAACTTTTTAGTAACTGTTTTTCTTGGAAGAGTTGTTTTTAAATTAATTGAATGGTTTGGTAATCCCCAAAATGCAGGTAAAGTTAAATCTATTATTAGATTTTTAACTGATTGGGGTCCAGCTTTACTTGGTGGGTTTATTTTATTCGGAACTAGATTTGGAAAAGGTGTAAGAATTTTAACAAGAATTGCACTATCTGGTATTGCAAAACTTGCAAAAGCAATTCCCTCTCTGTTAAGATTTGCTAGAGGTAATCCAAGAACTGCACTTGCACTTGCTGCCGGAACTTATGCAACTACACAACTAGCAGGAAGAGCGTTCAGTAGTGGAGACGAAAAACCACAAGGTCTTGTTGGTGGTGGATATGTAATCCCAAGATTTTCTGGTGGTGGATTAAATTTTGGTAATTTGTTTAGTGGTCTTGTAAGCGGAAAGAAAGGGACAGATAAAATCCCCGCGATGCTTTCCGATGGTGAATTTGTAATGTCTGCAGGAGCAGTTCAGAAGTATGGTGTAGATACACTTGAAGCAATGAATGCTGCTGGTGGTGGAACAAATAAACCAAAGATGATGAGTGGCACTGTATATGCTGCAGGAGGTGGTCAAATTGGTGGTGATAGAAACTATGGATATAGAAGTTCTAATACTCCTTTTTCAAAAGATCCTATAGATGCAATTAACAGATTTATAAAATTTAAATTTGGAGCAGATATTTCTAACCAAAATACTTGGGGATCTCGTTCAGGTGTTTCTTTAGGACCAGGAACATCACCTAGACCAACTGGATCTTTATTAACTGATCCAATGGGAGCACTGTCGAGAATTGCTGGCAATATGGGAATGAAACCACAGTCTCCAGGACCGACATCTACTTCTCCAAATATTTTTTCTAGAATAATGGAGGCGGCTAAACAAAAACTTGGTGGAGGAGGAAAACCAGCAAGAGGAACATCGTCTAAACCAGGAGATAAGAATTTCTTTCAAGAAATTGCAGACAAATTAACTGGTCCTGGAGCATCAACTTATCTAGATGCGGGAACAGTTTATGCAAGTCAAATGCTTGGTGGATTTGGTGGACCTGTTAGTGAAAGAAATTTGAGTAGATCTTCACAACAGGAATTGCAAAAAGCAATTGAGAGGGCAAAGAAAAGAACTGGATCTGAAATTGCAACGGTGCAGGCAAAGATAAAAGCATTAGAAGCGCAAGGAGCAGCAAACACTCCAGAAGGTAAAAAGGCATTAGCAAATGAAAAAAGTTTCTTAGCAAAATTAAAAGCAGGCGGTATTAGAGTAAAATATCAAGACTATGAAGAGAATGGAAAGTTAACTGAATCTGCAAAAAATGCAAAAAATATTTTAGGACAATTTTGGGCTTATGGTAGAGATAAAAAGAAGGGAGGTGGATATAGAATAGAAGATAAGTATGATTTTGATGCCTTTAAGAAAAAGGTAAAAGATCCTAAGACTGGTAAAATGGTTGAGAGGGATCTTGATGCGGGAGAGTTAATTAGAGATGTTATATTGGGTAAAGGTAAAACTCCTCAACAAATACTTCAAGCTGCATACTTATTAAATCCTTTTAAAGGAAAAGGTAATGTTGATATGGTTCTTGGTGGTAAACGAACTGCTGCGGAATCTTTGGGTCTTTCTGCAAGTAAAACTTTTCTTGGAGGAGCACTCGGTATAACTGGAAATCCACCTGCTCAAGTTGCAAGATCAAAACCTATTGGAAAACCAGTTAAACCTCCAGTTAAACCAAAAGTGACAGTTGTCAGAACTAAAGCAGACACTATTGGGGGTGGAGGACAAGGTGGAGGAAGATCATCAAGACCAAGAACTCCAAGTTTTAGTGCAACTACGAGAGGGTCTAGCACTAAGGCAAATACACTGGGCATCCCAAATCAGGCTTCTTATAGGTAATAAAAGATGGCAATTAATACTCAAAAGTTTTTACCATCATCAAAAAAAGAAACAGCATCTGAAGTTCTTAATGTAAAAAGATCTTCCATTGTTCTTTCACAAAACTCTGTAAAAAATATTGCCACGATCAGAGTAAAAGTTATTCAAATTGAAAGTATTTTGAAGGGAACTCTTGCATCAGAAAAAAAATCACTTGATCAAAAGAAAAGGAAAGAGAGTGTAGGAAGAAGAGAAAAGCAAGAAGAAAAATTAGAAACTAAGACAAATATGGGAATGGGGGCAATTAAAATGCCCCAACGTCCAAAACTTGGTATCTTTGATTGGATTAAAAATTTTATTGGTAATATTATTCTTGGTTATTTTGCTGTAAGATTAGTTGAGCATCTTCCAAAGATAATGCCGATAGTTAATCTGTTGGGAAAAGCAGCAGATCTAATGATAGATTTTGGTGGAAAACTTTTGAATGGACTTGTCACATTTATTGACTGGGGATACAAAGCGGTTGATTTTAGTCGCGGATTAGTTGGAAAAGCATTTGGTGATGATGCTTTGAAGAATCTAGACAAACTGACTAGTGAGTTTGAAAAGTTTATGAACCTTGCCATCATTGTAGGTATGGCAAGTGCTGACTTTGGAATGGATCGTTTGGGTCGTAAATTAGCAGGTAGGGGTGTTGAGAGAGCAGCAGAAAAAGGAGCAGGAGCACTTGCAAGAAGAGGTGCTGGTAGAATAGCAACAAGATTAGGTGCTAGAGTTGCTGGAAAGGGCGGCGCAAAATTAGCATCTAAAGTCGGATCCAAAGCACTTAAAGCGATTCCATATCTAGGGGCAGGACTTGCAATTGTTGAAGGTATAATGAGAATTCGTGAGGGTGATGTTGTTGGGGGATTGCTTTCTTTCGGAACTGCAATTCCTGTTGCTGGATGGGCATTTTTGGCACTTGACATTGCTCGTGAGTTTATGGGTGGACAAGAGTTTGATAAGTCAGTTGGAAGAGCATTAAGTGGTAAACCTGGATTAACCAATAAGCAAGTTCAAAAAAGAAAACCACATTTTTTTGGACCTGATCCAGTTGTTGGTGCAGCCGGTGGTGGTCCAACGAGAGGTGGAAAATCTAAAGGAACAGTAAAAAGAACTATTGGAAAAACTAAAAAAGCAAAATACAAGAGAGTAGTACCACAAAAACCTGGAAAAGTTGAAATAACTTCTCCTGGTGCTGATGTTGGTGGAGAAGATAAGATATTTGGAATATTCCCAAATCCTCTTAAGGGAGCTCAAAAAGTTATTGACGCAATGAATCCCTTTAATACACTTAAAAAATCTGGAGAGGAACTTGGAAAGACTGATTACTTTGGACCCATTCTTGCCATTACATCTAAATTGCTTGCGGGCCAAAAACCAAGTCAACAAGATTATCAGAATGTTGGTCTTGGAATTAATATGTTAATTGCAAAAGGCATTCAAGACAAACAACTTAAAGGTGGAGTTGTTGCTGCTTTTGCTGAAGGTGGTATGGTTGATCCAGATGTTTTATCCGCAGCAGAAACTGGTGGAGACATTAGTAATTGGGTTGCAAAAACTTTCCAAGGTGAGATTGAAAGTAATGCTCAAAGAACTCTGAGATTGATTAAAGAGAATGCTGAAAAGAAAAGAGAAGGAGGTGGAGAGGGTGGAAAACCAACAGAAGATCAAATGCCAATGGGAACTGGTGCTTTAGTTGGTAACACAAATGCAGAAAAGGTTTTTAATTATCTTATTGGATATGGATTTACTGAACAAGCTGCTGCTGGAGTAATCGGCAATCTTATGCAAGAGTCTGGAGTTAATCCACAATCTAGACAACTTGGAGGGGGACCTGGAAGAGGTATTATGCAATGGGGAACTGGTCCTGGGAGTGGTGGTAGATGGGATGCTCTTGTTGCTTGGGCAGCATCATCAGGAAAAGATCCTTGGAAATTAGATACGCAAGTTGAATGGATGATGAAAGAAATGAGATCATATGGGACTCTTAATAGATTAAAAGGTATTACTGATGTTAAAAAGGCGGTTGAAATTTTTGAACGCGAAATGGAAAAGGCAGGGACTCCAAATTATCCTAGAAGATACCAGTTCGCTGCAGATGCATTAGCAAGTTTTGGTGGCGGTAAAGCCGGAGGGATGGGCTTTAGACCAATGGATAAAGGTGGTGTTGGTGGTTCTATTGTTGAATATATTACTGGAGATCCCAACACTTCTTTTGGTAGATACGATCCAAAGGGACATGGAACAACTTCAAACTATCACGATCATATTGGATTCCGAGATAGAAAAACCGCAGAGAGAGCATTTAATTTCTTTAAATCGAAGGGAATACAAGTAACAGAATTCCAGGGATATAACCCAGTTGGTGGACACTCTAGCGGTTCCTTACACTATTCTGGTCTTGCTTTTGATATTCCTGGAGCACAATGGGGTGGATCTGGTGCGATAGGATCAAGAGAATATCAAGGTTCTGCAAAAGTTAGAAGAACACTTAAAGAATTTTTAGGTGGTGGTTCCGAAATGAAAGTCTATCATACTGGATCAGATAGAATTAATTCTAAAGAAACGATTGCAAAACTTTTGAAAAACGAATCAGTTCTTGACGTTGATACATCAGAATCTTTAAGAAAAATTGATCCTCAATTAATTGGAAAACTCAATCGTGCAACAAGTGTTCAGGGAATTATGAACGTTCTTCAGCAGTATGCTCCTTATGAATCTGGTGCCGAACAAACAGTCGTAATTGCAGATTCCGCACCAACTACTTCTATGAGTGGAGAATATGGAGATTCTGGTGCTGTTATGATGATGGGAGGAATGAGTAATGAATCAGATCCATTTGAGTCATTGGCAATTGGTGGTTAAATAAAGTATCAGGTAATAAGAAATGGCAAATCCAATCGTCACAAAAAGTGCTGAACCGTCTTTTATAGAAAGAATTGATATTGTCTCAAATAAAAGTCAAAGTAAGGTTGCAAGCGTTACTGGCGGAACTATTCGTTTAATGTACTATGAAAGTATATTACAAGACAGTGTAAAAGCAGTTGTTACTTTTGCCGATACTGGAAATGCAATTGATGACAAAACTGTTTTAGAAGGATTGCCTTTGGTTGGACAAGAGAAAGTATATGTAAAGTTCAGAGATAATAATGACTCTGAGTTGAACATAGTTTTATATGTGAATAAAGTAACTCCTATAGTAGAAGATACTACCAAGTCTATGGTTCAGTTGGAATTGGTATCCAAAGAATTTATTATGAACGAAAAGGTTAGATTGAATGAAAGATTTGATGGGAAGATATCTGATCATATTAAAAAGATTTTAACAAATAAAAATTATCTCACAACGGAAAAAAACATTGACATTGAAGAAACTTCAAATAATTACAACTTTATTGGCAATAACAGAAAACCATACTATGCTATGAATTGGTTGTCTAAAAAAGCAGTATCCGCAAAAAACCAAAAGAGC